CAAGACTTACTTAACCGTGCTCTACAGCCAGCAAGTCGAATGGAAGTGTTAGGACTACCTCCAGCATCAGAGGCAGATTTAAGAATAGCAATGGAGGGATAGGATGACTACAGCAAAATTAAATCAAGGTACGAGAACACAATTATCTGGTGCTGCTGCAGCTTTAAATAGCTTGGCATCTGCTACGTATGTAGTGCTTGGGACAATCACTCATAACTCTTCTGGTAAGGTTCCTCTGGATTGCTTGGTAGAGCTGGCTGTAACACCGGGTACAGTATCTGGCAACAAGCAAGTGGTGTTGTTTGCACAGATGTCACTGGATGGTACTAATTTCTCTACTGGCCCTACGTCTGGTACGACAACAACTGATGAACCGGATTTGATACTTATTGGTGTTCTGCCTCTGAACTCAAATTCTACTGTCCAGCGAAGATTGTTCTCATTAGCTAATGCTTATGGAGGTGTTCTACCCTATGCAAGTAAGCTAATCGCAAAGAATGATACTGGTGCAGCTTTGAACAGCAGTGGAAACGATGTCTATACGAGTGATATTACTGGTGATCTAGCTTAAGGGGGTTTTATGGCATCCATAATCCTACCTAGTCAATATCGTCAGCAACCTCAACAAGTAGTAGGAATTGACACTGGAAATCCGTTGGCAAAGGGTTTGGTGGATGCTTGGAATGGTGCTAATCCTCTATTCCATAGTTCTTTCGGAACTCCGCAAGCATTAACTCAGACAGGTGGGCTTTCTAAGGTATATTCTAGTCTGGCTGGTGCAGGGGCAGGTTTTGACGGATTAACGCAATATATCTCCCGCAACGGCTCTGCAATCACAAATACAGTGGAAGCAACGTTGTTAGTGATTGCACTACCTTTGAACACTTCTGCCGCCACTAAAGCTATATTCGGATATGGTAACAGTGCTACAGCAAACACCATCTTGTTTGTTGGACAGGGTAATACATCTGGGCAGTTATCATTCTTTGCTCGATCTGATGCAAATACTCAACAGATTCTTCAGGTAACTGCACCCTCTGTGTGGGGGTCTGGTGTCCCTTGTACTATAGTTGGTACTCGATCTGAGTCTAAGAATTATCATAGGTTATATTGTAACGGTGTTTCACTTTCTCCGACTACAGCAACAGCTCTCGGTACTTCAACGTTCAATAGAACTACGGTTGGTGCTTTAGTAAGAAACTCTCCGGGCCTTAACTGGACAGGTAATGTATATCTTGCCTTGTCGTGGAATCGTGCGCTAGATGAAAGTGAAGTACAGGCTATTACAGCCAATCCTTGGCAGGTATTTAAGACGCCTACAAGGAGATTATGGGCAGATGTTTCGGTAAGTACTAACGATCTTGTAGTAGCTTCGAGTACTCAATCTAACAGTAGTAGCAGTGTTTCTATAACACAAGACCAAACGTTGACAGTAGCTGGCAGTGTACAAGCTAATTCTTCCTCTTCTGTTGTAATCACTCAAGATCATGTTTTAGTTGTCTCTGCAAGTAGCCAAGCTAATAGCTCTAGTTCTGTTGCAGTATCTGAGGATCATGTTCTTGCCGTAAGCGGTTCATCACAGGTAAATAGTTCTTCAAGTGTTGCTGTAACACAAGACCAGGTTTTGGTAGTTAGTGGAAGTACACAGGTAAACTCCTCGCAATCTGTCGCCATTACTCAGGAAATAAATCTGAGTGTATCTTCTGCGTCGCAAGCAACTACCTCTTCATCTGCAACTGTAACCCAAGTACATATCCTATCAGTAGCAACAAGTACACAAGCTAACTCGTCTTCCTCGGTAGCTATCTCGTCTGGCGGAACACTGATTGTGGCAGGTAGTAGTCAAGCTAACAGCTCTAGTTCTGTAGGAATAACGCAGCAACACAACATATCTGTAAGTGCCAGTACGACTAATAACTCTAGTTCTTCGGTTGCGATTACACAGACTCACAGATTGTCTATTTCCTCTTGTAGCGAAAGTAACTCATCAGCCAGTGCTGCGATTACTAAAGTACATGAGTTAACAGTTGATCCCGAATATCAGAATGGAGAAGTCTCCGAAGTAACTTTGATAATAAGCACTGTTCCGGGGATAACGAAGAGTCTTAGAGTGAGTGTTGTCTTTGAGCCATATTATATAGCTTTAATAAAATAGGAATCTAAATGGACATAGAACGATACAGAGGGGATAGCAAAGCAGATAAGTTTTCTATTACAGATAAAGAAGATGGTTCTGCTGTCGATCTAACTGGTTGCACCTTTCTCCTAACACTGGATAGTAGGAAAAATCCTACAGACACAAGTACTCAAATTTATCAACTTACCGGGACAGTTTCAGACCCAACATCAGGAGTAGTTACATTTGCCCCTAGCACAACTCAGGCCAATTTAGTTGGATATTATTACTACGATGTGCAGATGACAGATGCTGCTGGTGCAGTGAGTACGCTTGTTTCCGGTAAGTATTTATATAAACAAGATATAACTAAGTAGCACACTATGACAAGATATGTACACACTGATGTATTAGATGGCGGTTTGAATGCCATCAAAACAGGGGCTACTAAAATGCTGCTGATAGATTCCTACAGCTTTGGCGATAACTACGCTACTGTTGTAGGTAATAAGCTTGCAGAAGTTGCAATGTCTTCTGGCGACTTTACAATTTCATCTAGCGGCAACAACCGAGTAATAGCTACTACAAGTAAAACAGCAGTAGCTACAGCAGCTAATCCAACACCAGACTTGCATATTGCATTTACAGATGGAAGCTCTAAGGTGTTGTGGGTAGCCGACGATGTTCAATCAATTGCGATAGATATCGGGAACACCATCACATTTCCTTCTGTCACTTACGTACAACGTCAGCCGGGGCCATTAGGTCAGAATGGTTTGGATGGTAACACGATTATTACAGTTGATGCGCCTCCAAGCAACATGGTTGGCAAGGACGGTGATTATGCACTTGATGTAGCAGCACAACTGATCTATGGTCCTAAAGATACTACTTGGCCTGCTGGAGTATCTATTAAAGGTGCTACAGGGGACGGTGCTATTGCTTTGTCTACAATAAACAACGCTAGTGGTACAGTTATTTTGGATTGTACTAAAAATTTCTTTAATGTAACACAAACAGGTAACATTACCACTTTCGACTTCTCGAATGTGCCTGCTGCCACTGTCCTTACCATTATTGTGAATCGTACAGGATCGTACACTCAGGATTGGCCCTCTAACGTGATTTGGCAAGATGGTGTTAAACCTTCACCAAGTACTGTTACAGGTCTTAAGGATGTTTATACACTGATTACCGCTACGGCAGGTTCTCCTTGGATTGGCTCTGTGTTTGCTGAAGGAGTTTCGTAATGGGTATTGCATCTAGAGGCGTGTCTGGTGTATCGAAAAGCTCTATCTCAAGACATGTGTTATGTGCTTCTAGATTTGCTTTCGATACCTTAAGAAATATTCCAAGCCCTTTTAACGACCAAACTGTAGAGCATAATTACGACACGTTGTATGCTGCTGCGTTAGACATTCAGGCAAATGCCGAGCTTGATGTTGTAATTGAAACTGTCACCACTCTACCTAGTGGAAGACAGATCAGAGCAATGCGTATCAACGATGATGGCAAAAGACCAGTTGTATTAATCTCCACAGGTATCCATGGCAATGAGTTAAACCTTGCAAAAGGGGTTATGACAGGTGCTAAAGAGTTTGCTACAAGTGCTGAGAATCACATCTTAGCTTTAGCAAGAGAGCACATAACCTTGATAGTGATATTAGGTGTTAATCCTGATGGGATGGTTGCTGACACTCGCCAGAATGGTAATCATGTCAACCTAAATAGAAACTGGCCTTGGTTTTGGCAAGAAGCTCCAGATGCTGACAAAGGAGCTGCTCCATCAGATCAACCCGAAGTCTCGGGTATTCAAGCATGGGGCTTATCATTTGCTAGACGAATTATCGTGGTATTTGATACCCACGCTTGGTGGTCACGTACTACTTGGGGATACTTAGTAGAGCAAATATACCACACACCAGAATCAGAGCGTAATCAAAGGTTAGCTTATCTCTATTGTAGGCAACTTGTTTCACAAAGAAGCTGGTCTAACTTTACGATTGTAAATGCGACTCCTGATTTAACTGAATATCGTAGCTACAGAAAGCCGTACTTATATACGTGGTTTCGTCAACATGCAAGAAAAGACGCTATTGCATATCTTGTAGAAGTCCCTGAGACGGAGAATCAAGGTGTGGCAGCAACAGTCGGTCTTGATCTTTTCCTTGGCGGTATTGCAGCAGCTATTGATGCTACAACAGCTAAGAATCTGACAGGTGTCCCGGTTACTCCTGCATTGCAAGTGATAAATTCTAACAGCGACTTCTCTAGTTGGGTTACTGCAGAAAATAGACCAAGTTTTTTCTCTTATACGAGAGCAAGTCTTGCTGGAGCTAACTCAAGGAAAAGGTTTAGGATCAGTCGTGCTTCTTATGAACCATTCCCTAATCCTGTAGAAAGATCAGCATACTGTACGTACAACGATACTACGTTTATTGCTGGAGGGGTAGATGCGACAGGTACAACAACAGCTTGTTACCGGGATAATGCAGACGGGACTATTACAAATGCTCCAGCTTTACCTGTAGCACTTAACTCTGCTGCAATAGCTACGGATGGCACAAGCTTGTGGCTATACGGAGGATTTACCTCATCTAGTACATACAGTCCTAAGCTATATGTTAAAACTTGGAGTGGTTCTGATGCATGGGTGGAAGTAGGTTCTCTCACTGTATCTGGTTCCCCTGTAGCTTTACAACGTCATACGGTGCACTACTACAACGGTTTTCTTTATGTAGTAGGTGGAAGAACTTCTTCTGCTGTCTCGAAAGACATCTATAAAGTAAATCCTGCCACTGGTGTTGCAACATTGTTTGCACAGCTATCAGGTCTTACTCAGAGACATACAAGTTGGCTGAGAACTGATTCTAGTGGATTTATCTATGTGTTTGGTGGTGACGGTGGTAGCACTGTTAAGTCAACTATTGAGAAATTAAACCTCACAACAGGTTCAAGAACAGTTATCAGTGCAACACTCCCTGCTGCAAGAAATAGGCAAGTGTTGGCAGCGAACGGAACCACAGGAAGTTCTAGTGTGTACATCGCTTTAGGTACTAACCTAACTTCTCCTGTTGCCGAAGGCGATTGGAAGAGTGACATTTACATCTTCGATGCTGCAACAGAGACAGTATCTACGTTATCTTATGATTTAGATGGTTCTTTAGATGATCATGGTGACTTCATCACAATTGCAACCCCTAATTATGCAAATGGCGTAGCAAGTTATCGAACAACAGATCAGATGTTCTCGTTCATGTTAGGTGTTAATTCAGTAGGATTGACGTCTGAGGTGTGGGAACTACCAGACAGTACTACAACTTTAGGTCTAAGAAGTGCAGGTACGACACACGGCTATATTCGCTCTACGCAAGCATTCGATACTGTGGACGGTGAAAGGTACGTGATTGTATCAAGGGTGAGCACCAATACTGCTCCTAATCCGAACAGAATGGTGCAATGCACTCCTGTAGCGATATTAGGACAGACAGGTGGAACAAGAAGGTATATTGACCCATTGAGAAGGGTTCCTCCACGTAATCCTGCAGCCTTGTCTCTCCCTGTCTATATCAGAACAGGAGAGGGCGCTACGAGTGCTCTTAGAGCATATTTCAGGGTGTGGGGGGCTGGCCTAAGCTTGAAGATGTCTGATGGTTTCCAAGTCTTGAAGGTTACAGATTCTAAAGCTGCTGCAGCATTCGATCTGATAAAAGGAACCTCTCAAGCCGCTGTAGTAAGAACTTGTCCAATGTCCCTTACGACAGGCAGCGTTGGAAACAGTGTAGCTGGTGTTTTTTCTCCGTACTGGACATCTCGCTCACAAGTAAACCAACAGGTGATGGGTTTTACTGTCAGTGGTGGGCTATCTTCTTTAGAGCTTTGGTACATCTCATCTGACACATCTGCTGCAGAGTCAAATGGCGTATTTGAGCTTCGTTGGAATGATGGCAGTAGTCACTCTTATACATTCCCAATATTCGATCTAAATCACACACGTTCAGAAATTGAATGGCGTAAAGAGATGGTGTATTGGAGGATAACGCCAACTGTGACAGGTTTGACTTTTGACTTATGGTTCTACGGAAAGTTGTTATCCACGTCTGTTAATTGCTCTAGTACAACCGTTAGTGGATACACGATGACTGGATCAGGGGTACTTGACTACGGACCTTACTTGTGATCTCTAATTGACAAGAAGTAATAGTAATGCTACAATTACAAGATAAGAAAGGGCTTTATGGGAAGTTTTACAGATAGCCTAAAAAGGAATATAGAGAGGGTGAAACAGGAAATAGATCAGAAATGCTACACAGTTTTTGCTGATCTAGCTTCCACAGTTATCTACAACTGTCCTGTATTAAGAGGAAATCTTATCAACGATTTCCATGTAGCTGCTAATGGGTACAACACCACTGTCTTCACTAAAGTAGATGAAAACGGTGATAGTAAGCTTGGCCCTCATTCCGATGTGACAGGTGCTGGTAGTTTAGGGCGCATAAGTCTTGTAGCTAATCTTGGTACATTCTACGGTAAAGATGGGTTTCTATCTTTCTGTTCGAGCGTACCCTACCTCCATAGAATTGAGTATGACAGACATTCTAAGAATGTTCCTGAAGGCTTTATCCGTAACAGTGTAATTATAGCAGGAGCTAAATACAAATGACAATACGCAGTGAATTAGAAAGCAAGTTAATTACATTTGGTGCTTCTCAGTCTCCTGCAATTCCTGTCTCAGTGCAGAATGTACCATTTACAAAACCAAATGGCAAGGCTTTCTTGGAGATTAAGTTTCTAGCGTCTGTAACTATCAACCCTTCAGTTAATGCTGACACAGAGAGGGAAACAGGGTTAATGCAAATCAACATTTGTATCCCGGAAGGGGTAGGAACAAAAGCTGCAAGCGATCTTATCACAAGTGTAAAAGCTTTGTATCCCGTAGTACCGAAGACAGGAACTGTTTCTATTGAACAACCACCTCAAGTTGGTACAGGTTTTAGCAGAGATGATGGTTACTGGGTGATTCCTCTTACATTCAAGTATAGGCAGGAACGATGAAAACGATTCTATTAGAGTGGCAAACAGCCATCTGCTAGATGTTGTTGTGTTAATAATTAATTATTAAAGGAAATATAAATGGCAGTTATTGCTTCTAATACGATTACGGGAACAAATGGAACCGTAACTCTTACACGTACTACTCTCGGTGCTTCTGACACGATTACTTACGTAAGTGGTGGTGGTCAGATTCTTGTTATTGAAAACCCAACTGGTGGCTCTCTTACTGCCACTATTGATGGTAGTGGCTCTACTACGATTTCTCCTGAAGGTCTTGGTGGCACAGTGGATGTGTCTGGTGGTTATGCTATCACCGTTGCGGCAGGTGCTGCTAAAGCTGTACGTCTGGATAAGATCGCTGCTTATCTTGCCGGTACGGTTACTGTTACTGGTGCAGCTACCGCTGTTGCCTACATTCTCGTCTAATTAAAAAGGAAAACTACAATGGCTGTTTCTCATGCTTTTACCAGTGCTGGTACTACGTTCTCTATTGGTGCTGCCCCTGCTACCTACGATGCTTCAGGTTTTGCCGCAGTCACGTTCACTGCAGTTGGCGAAGTTACTGACATCGGCTCCTACGGTAAGAAGTATAACAAAGTTACGCACATGCCGCTGGCAGATCGTCGTGTTGTGAAGCGTCGTGGTTCGTATGACAATGGTACGCTGCAACTTAAGCTGGCTAAGTCGGGAACTTCTGATGCTGGTCAAACTGCGTTGCGTACTGCAGAAGCTTCTGACAACTCTATCTCTGTGAAGATTGTTCTGCAGAATGGGGAAATCAACTACTTTACCGCGCAGTGCATGGGCATCGTAACTAACGTTGGTGGCGTAGATAACATCACTGGCTATGAAGTAGAACTTGAGCTAGACAATGATATCATAGTTGTCTGATAGCAACATTTGACTTAAGTAAGTA